TCCGATACCGTTCGGTCCCTTTAACACGACGACACCACCGCCGTCAGGGACCGGGATCGACAGCTTCGCAATCGCCCCCACGTTCTCGATCAGCACACTCGACATATCACACCCCTTAAAAGTTGATCCGCCCCGCCGCCCTACAACCACTCCCCGTCCTCGTTCGTTCGTCGTTCATCCTGGATCGCGTCACGCACTTCGCCCCGGTGAATCGGCAGCGACCTCGGTGCGTCGAACCCCAACCAGACCTTGTTCCCGCGAACCTTCGTGACCGTCACCTTCACGTCGTCGCCGATATAGACCGTCTCGTCTGGAAGTCGTTCCAGAATTAACATGCTCGCCTCCGTGCTATGTGTTAGGGTCGCCCCAGTTCTGAATCACCACCCCGATAGCCAGTGCTGCTACAAACAACAGCGGCCACAATGCTGCTGCGGTGTCGAACATCACTGCGCAGTTCCGTCCGCCAGCGGATAGCCCGCCGTGTCCGGGATGCCTGTCTCGCTGTTCGCTGCCGCCGCTTCCGCGGGCGTCTGCGGGGAGTAGTAGGCGTTCATCGCTTCGACGATGGCGCGGATGGTTGCCGACGGGGACGCTCCGCCCTCTTGGAACACAGGCGTACTCAGAAGGTCCGAATCATCCAGCGTGAGACGATCGTCAGCGGAATAACTGGAGTCGCCACCGGGAGCGGCACGCCACGGCACAGGCGGCACGCCTGGCGGAAGCGGCTCCTGCACCTCGCTCTTCAGCCGTTGAACCACCTTTTCCGCGATCTGATCGGCTGTCATGCCGCCTGCGATGCGAACGATTGGTTCATCACACAGAGCTTCGTCGATTGCCGCTTCGAGGATGTCCGCCTCTTTGGCCAGGCCCTTGTCTCGAATCGCGGCCAGTGCTACCGCCGCTGCTATCGCTTCCATAAGATACCTTTCGTGTTAATGGGAAAGTGTGAGACGTAAGCTATTTCGCCTTCGCGGCCCGCTTCTTCCCCTTGAGGGACGGGGCCATCGACACCGCAAACTTTGACCGCAGGCGGGTCAGTTGCCCTCGCAGCTTGTCACTCTCGTCCTCAAGCGTCTCGACCTTGCGTTCGTAGACGCCCACCGCGACGCACTGGCGGATCGCGTCGTTGTTCTTTAACCGGGCCTCGTGTCGCCACGAGCGCTCACGACTCGCCAGCAAGATCACGTCTGACACAAGGCTCCGCAGTTCTGTCTTTTGCTCCGGTGTCGCCAGCCCGAGGAGAGTCAGTGTGAACTCCACCCGACGGGCAACCCGTTGCCCAAACTCGTCCAACTCGCGGTCCTCGTCGGACCTCGATTCCATCTGTGGCAATGCCACGTAGTTCCCAGCACTCGATCCACTCATGTCACACCCTTTCACGATGAAGAAACGCGGCCAACGGCACACATACGCGAGACGAGACCAGTAGCCGAGAGCTGCAACTTGGCTTTCGTCGGCGACAACGCAGCCCAAGCGGCATCCCGAGCGGCACCCCAATCGGCATCCCGAGCGGCATCCAGAGCGGCATCCAGAGCGGCATCCAGAGCGGCACCGAGAGCGGCATCCCGAGCGGCATCCCAAGCGGCATCCCAAGCGGCATCCCAAGCGGCAGCCCGAGCGGCATCCAGAGCGGCATCGAGAGCGGCATCGAGAGCGGCATCCCAAGCGGCAGCCCAAGCGGCATCCCAAGCGGCAGCCCGAGCGGCAGCCCGAGCGGCATCCCGAGCGGCAGCCCGAGCGGCAGCGAGAGCGGCATCGAGAATCGGCGCAACTACGTCGACGTTGCTCGCCGTGATCTCGTCCAATCCGCGCAGGGCTTCCGCGTGCATCCGGGTTGTCTCCGTCAGTGACATCCATTCCGCAAGACACTCGCGGACCAACCAGTCCAGCGCCATCCACGACCTGCGCAACTCATCCGCGTCGGTCGTGGCCGTGCCGATCACCTGATTCAGCAGCGGGCCAAGCAGTCGCTGTCGGTCTCTGTCCGATCCCAGATCGTCATTCCATATCCGCATGAATGACGCGATGATCGGCGACACGCACTTAGGGCGATCGCTCCACCCCTCGCCAGCGATGTAGGCCGCAGCCTCCATCACGCACATATCTTCGCCAGGGCTATGCGAACCTGTCCGGAAGGCGTAGTCGCCCGCCAGAAGACGCTCCTTCAGGTCTCCACTCATGTCACACCTCGTGCGTCAACAAAACACCGAGGGCCGCGACAGCGCGCCGGGGAGCAGCGCGAACAGGCCGTTGTGGGGAGCATGTTCGACCGCGCTCGGGCGGTTGATGGTGACGCATCAACACGGACCCGGCGCGCTGTCGTAGCCCTCGGTGTCGTCGCACCGAGACCGCAGAGGGCGGCAAGAATGCGACTGGTCAGTTACTCGTCGCGGTCGGGCTTTCAACTCCGATTCGCGACGGAACGAATCCTACGATTAGTCGTGGGATTGTCAATCGACAGATACAAATTCTGTCAAGATTTCTGAACAGGGCGACGGCCGGGGCTTCGGTCACCCGCAGCGTATTGCTTAAGGGAGTCGGTCTCGACGAGCCAGCATCGCTCGGAAACCTTCGTGGCTTTTAGCCTTCCATCCCGGATAAGTTCGTAAACGCGCCCGATGGTCACGCCGAGGAATTCGGCTGATTGCTTGACGTTCTTCGCGGCGATGTCTAAGGCCATGCTCATGCTCCGAATCGTACACGCTATCGCAGGATTAGCAACGCGGAAAAACGCTGAGACGTTGAAAGCCCGCGACCAGTCGAAGCGGATGCCGAACCTCGCGGTGTCGGCCGTCTCAGCGTGTACCCAGTTATGCCGAAGGTGGGAGCGCGCATGGAAAACGCAACACGTCGGCAAAGCTGGCAGGTCCGCGCATCGGGTTTCCAAGAATGCGGCGCAGAATTCGCGTCCCCCTGTCGCGAGGCGTCCGGGGTTTACATGCTGACTTTCCGGTAAGCCGTCACCGGAGACACATCATGTACCTCGTTGATCTGCTCGCTCGTTATCGTGCCGCGAAGCTCAAGGATGCTTCGCCGAACACGGATCAGAAGTTCCGGCAGGCCATCGCTGAACTGGCTCGATCTGTCGGTCACGCCCCAACGTTGGACGACCTGGCGGACGCGAACATCGACGCGATGATGATCCGCAAGGCACGGCAGGGACGGTCCCCGGCATCGGTCAATACGCTGGCCGCGAAGCTCTGCGCGATGTGGACCTGGGCGCACAAGAAAGGCATCACCACGACTGGCCCGGACGTGCAGATGTTGAGGGAGCCTCGCGTCGCGCCCGTAGCGTGGACCCGCGAGCAACTCGACCAGGTGTTTGAGGCTGTGGCTCAGGCCGAGGGAGTCATCGCCGGAGTGCCTGCCCCGCTGTTCTGGCGGTGCTTGTTGTCGATCCTGTGGGACACGGGGGAACGTCGTGGTGCGATTGTTAATCAGTTGCCGTGGGAGAATCTGGCGAACGGGCAGCTACTCGTCCCGGCGTCTGCCCGCAAGGGGAAGACTCGCGACATGGTCTACGCTCTGCACCCAGAGACATTGCGGCTCTGCGAGCATGTGCGAGCGTTTGGGACGCCTACGATCATCCATTGGGACCGCACGGTTCATCAGTTGGCGAACCGGTTCCGGACGCTCTTAAAGCGTGCCGGGCTGCCACACGACCGCAAGCACCTCTTCCACTGCATCCGCCGCTCTGTCGCCAGTCACGGGGCCGCAGCGGGGGCAGACGCCTCGCAGCTCCTCGACCACTCAGACCCGTCGATCACCCGGCGGTACTATCTCGACCCTCGAATTGTGCCAGCACCGAGGGCGGTTGACGTGCTGTTCCGGCCGGACTCGCCGCGGCCCGCTGCGTGATTGCCGAAATCGATGCTCACGACTTCGCGGGCTTCTCCTCGACGGGCTTCGCGACCTTCGGGCGCCCCCTGGTCATCGTGTCCGCCAGTTCCGGCCGCCCCATCGCAGCACAGAGCGTCCGGCGAATCCAGTCCGCCTCGACGAATCCGTTCGCGTCGCAAAACTCCCGCATCGCAGCCTGGATCGCGTCGCTCATCGGTATGGACTTCAGTCGACTCTTGGTCATTGTGGCCCCGCAGTATGGTGAAACGAAGAAACCCGGCGAGTCGCTTTCGCGGTCTGCCGGGTTTGCTTGGGGACTGATTCGCCGTCCCTCGCTAGGTCTGATTCCCCGACTCCCGGTAGTGTGCCGATTCCCCGCACTTCTCGGTAGGCCGATCTCGCTGGCTCCCCGCATCTGGCCGCGTTCGGGGGCCAGGTCCTATGTCGCAGTCGCCTGCGTCATGGTGTTATTATACATACCTTTTCGGCTTGGTCAACGGAAATGTACATATCTTTTTCGGATTTTCTGGAAAACGATCAGAAGCCCGCGTTTTCGCAGTCGCTCACTCCAAATCTGCATGTCGGCACCGCACCGACCAGTCGATCTTCGCAACCCATCCCGCCGACGAAATGTCCTCAAAAAAATTCGGGTCAAAGTCGCCGCTCTTTCCGCCGTGGTGCAGCACCGTCGCCGTGAACACGCTGGAACGCAACAGCAGGCACCCAAAGCCTGTTCCGCCGACAACCTGCAATCCCTCGCCCGGCTCGGTGAGAACGCGGCAGGAGCGATCCCACGCGAAGTAGCCCGCCTGATAGCGTGACCTGTACGCACCGGACACGCTCACCGTGTCTTGCTCCATGCCGCGCATCAGGCGTTCCACGGCATCGACCGGCGGGAGAACGTCGTCCTCGACGATCAGCGTGTATGGGGTCGCGATCTCTTGTCGGACCCGGTTGTAGATCCGCGGCATCGCCCTCTGCACGCCCCGATACACCTCTTCCCGGTGCCTGTTTGCATCCGCCAGCCCGGCGTCCCCGACTCGCATTGCAACGTACTGCGTGGCTCCGTATCGGCACCCGGCCAGCCAGTGCCGAACGTCGCGACCGAAAGCCTCGTCGTCGCTCGTGTCGACGATCAGGATTCGCGTCTGATCGGTCGGCCACGCCTGCCGTTCCAGCCAGTCCGCAATCCTCGGCCACCATTGACGACGACCGGAAAGTGGAATCGCAATCGTGACGTGCTCCATCGCCAGCCCTGCGACCTCAAAATGCGGTCTCGTCGTCAGGTAGACCGTGTGCCCTTCCCCGTGCCGTCGATACTGGTGGACCGCTGGTGATTTGACCGCCTTCCACCCATCGGCGAGCAACTGCCGCCAGATATACCAATCTTCCAGCGTGCAAGCCGGGATGTCCCGCTCGAACACGCGGGCCGACTCCAGCGCAATCCGCCGCGCCAGTGACGCCGCGTGGATGTAGTTTCGCTGGCTGATGTCACCTGGCTGGAAGTTCAGCCGCTCGTTTCGCAGCCCGAAATTCTGGCAGTCCGTGAACACAATTCCGACGCCAGTGTCGAATCGTTTCACGCCCTCGGAGAGGTAATCCGGCCGCAACAGGTCATCCGCGTCAAAGAACGTCACCCAGGGGGCCGTAGTCGCGGCAAACCCTGCTGCTCTGGCCTTGTGGATGTTGCGCACGTCGACCGCGATTCGTCGCACCCCGTACCGCTCGCACACTTCCGCCGTGTCGTCCGTCGATGCGTCATCGACAACCACGATTTCAGCCGGTGCCATGATCTGCGCGTTGAGGCTGTCCAATGCCTCTGGCAAGAACCTGCCGTAATTGTGGCAAGGAATGATGACGGCAACCGGTGCGACAGGTTTTTGCTCGCCGCGGTCATCGCACTTTCGGCACACCTTCACGCCCTTTATTGCGTGCTGGTTGATCGTGCATTCCCCCGCGATCGCACAGGCGAACACGTCGACAACCGGCCCCCCGACACACCGTTCCAGTTTGCAAGTGTCCTGCCGCAGAACGGAACCGCGATGCACACACGGCAGTTCGGTCGACGACTGCAGCCGACGTGCGTCTTTGGACCGTGGTAATTCTCCCCGCTGGCACTTCGCCAGCGTCCCGGACGTAACTGCCATTTGCCGTGACGGACACCACCCGGCGGCTTGGCACTCGCAGTTTACCGGTTGTCTGGCCCTCATTGTGTTACCGAACCAGCGAGGTAGTAGGGCGGAATGGTGCATCCACCCGGATCAGGTATGTACGTGTTGCCGGGAATCTTGCCGACTTCTTGGATGATTGGATCAGCCGGAACGCCGTTGCACATCGGCCCGGATGCGGTCACCGTATAAGGAGGAGTCTCTTCGTCGTCATGTAAGATCGGGCCGCTCAAAACAGCGTTTACGGGACTGCAACTTTGCATTGAAAGTGTTCCGAACACGACACCGAGCCAGCCGCTTGTCGCCGACCAACCGATGTTCTTTTCGTACCATGCCCCATAAACAGTCGTGTTCGGACACGTCTCCCGCCACAGTGCTTCAAATCGTGTCGTGCTGGCTTTGTACCACGGCGTATCAGCCACCCAGCCCCAGACGCAGGAACCACCTGTTCCGGCGGTGCTCAGGAAATCCGCCCCAGGTGCGAGAACCATATCCTTGGCGACGAATATGCGCCCAGTCGGGACGGGCGTGATGCTGTTTCGCGTCCAGTAGCTGCCCGGCCAAAGGTCAATCCCAAAGTCAAACAGGTCGCGTGATGCAGACACGTACCACCCGCTCCGGCTATGGATCGTGTCGAGTTCGTCGCCGTGCTGTCCGGGAAAGGCGCTTAACGGCCCGTAGGATGTGCGGTAGGCATTCGGAATCGGGCGCTCGTATGTCAACGGGATGGGACCCGTCTCCTGCATCAGTGTTACACACTCACTCAGTGGACAAAGTGTGTAATTCTGAATTCCGCCAGACGGCCCGGCGTATTGTGCGAGAACGCGACTCGTCCACAAACCCACATCAAAATCAAGAGACTGCACGCCGTGCCCGCCGTCTCTAAACATCGTGGACGCACAGCAGGTATCCGTACAGCAGCATCCGCCGAGTGGCATTACGGACACTCCCCTCCGAGGATTCGATACTGACTGCCGATCTTCCAGACCACGACCCGGCTGTTGATGATGTGATCGCCGAAGCAGGCCCACGCAGTAACTGTTCCGTATGCGGTCACGTCCGTTCCGTCGTGCGGTTCCAGTGCTGAATACAAGCCCACGTTTCCGGATTCACCTTTGACGATGTCTTCTTCGCATACGCCGAGAAACGGCCCGCCGTGGTTCGGGATTCGCGAGTCTTCATTCTGTGGACGCAGGCTGTTCATCATGCGCCCTCCGCGAGGTCTTCAAACGTCTTGAGCGTCAATTTCGTGCTCGTCTGCGTGTACTCGATCTCAATGACCTGCGGGTATTTCTTGGTGGCGTTGTCTTCGGCGTTCTGATTGAACGACAGTCCCCGCCCTTCGACTTCGGTGATGATGTCGCCGATTTCGTACTCCGCGTGATAGCCTTGCAATGTCACCACCGGCGCGAGGCGTGCCGCCTGCTCCAGGTTGCGCGTACGAATTGCCAGCGACTCCAGCGCGGCGGAATCATCCGCCGTGTCGGCCGCTGGGACAATTCCATCGGTGTAAAGGTTTTCGTCGGCGTACCGGCTGCAATGGGTCGCGTTCGTGTCCTCGATCCGGGTCCGCTTGTGGTATCGCGTTTCCGCGTTCAGGATCAGTCGAATATCAGCCCCATTCGGGGACACGTCTGTCTTTACCGCTGTGGCCGCAAGCCGCTGGTCGCCCGTTAGACACGCTGTGATCCGGATGCGAGCGTTCGCCCCCAGTCTGACAATCTCCTCGGGCGGACGCTGGCCCGTGAACATGATGCCGCATTCTCGCGTCAACACGGAGAAGTGAGCATCCGGAAGCGTGAGCACGTTCCGCCACTCGTCAAGGTCGCCGTACACAGGCGCAGGTGCGAGGTATTCGACGAGGTAATCCCGTCGCCCCCCGTCCGGTGCTTTGGTCAATGGCGGAGTGAATCGACGACGCCGATAGATGTTCTGGTCGCCAAACGCCTTGTCGCCGCCGACAGTGATTTCAATTGTGTTGAGGTTGAACAGTGTGTTGCCCGTGCGGGTCGCCGTGTAGTCGCCCGCCTCGTTCAGCACCCACTTCCGCCACACATCCGGGTTCGCTTCGTACTTGCTGTCCTCGCCGTCCTTTTCGAGTTCCAAGATCGTCAATGCGTCCTTGGCCGCAGACCACGACTTACGGAGTTCAAACGTCCCCTCCACCTCCGGGAATGACCCGTAGGCTTCGACGATGTTCGCCCCTTCGGCGATGTTCCAAGTTGCATCGACCGCGGCAACGGCGCTCGTCTCCAGCGATCGGTCATCACCCGACGCAGCCAGCTTGACGGTTTTCTCGGTGCCTTTCCCGCGCGAGAACACGACGATCTGCCGTTGGTATTCGCCGTCCGCGTTGACCGAGTGCTTCACGTACCACGAGTAGCCGTGCGGCGTCAGGATTTCGTCAAGCGACTGCGGCAGATACAGCCCCCGGCGGATGGTCCAGTCTTTCAGATCCGGAGCACCGCTCAGCGTGTCGTTCAGCGCCTTGTAGTCCGGGTTCTTGATGTACGTCTCGCTGCCGTTCAGCCAGTAGCAGAGAGTGTAGACCGCTTCCGCGAGCGTCCACAGCGACGCAGTCTGCCCGATGCTCGTTTCCGCGTTGTCCGACCGAACGCTCTCCGGGTCCAGCCAGACGTACCACTTGGACCCCACAACAGTATCAACGTCGAGATACCAATCCGCCTTGTTCGGCATCACCCGCTTGTCGATGCGCGGGTTGAAAATGATGTCCTCATGGATCGTGCGATAGACGTTCTCACTGGAAACGACGAGCATTGCCCGCCAGCCGCGCACCGGTTCCCCGAAGTGCCACGGCTCGATCCGTGCTGTTGCAGTGACGGACTGCTGGCCGTTCTCGTCCAGCGTCAGTCGCGGCAGGCCCATTTCTCCACGAAAGATGATGTCGTCTGGCGGTTCGTCGTCACCTTCCGCCACCAGTTCGCGAACGGCAACCACGTCGATGATTTCGCGGTAACTGACCGGCGTCTTGATGTCCTGCAAAACTTCAGTCGTGGCAAACTGGAACTCCGCCACGTCGAGACGTTGACCACCTGCGGCGCGGCGAATGGACATCAGCCGGTACTCCGGCTTTTCGTCGCCATCGCCCGGCGTTGTGCCGCCCGTCGATGCGCGCACCGCGAACCGTTGTGACTCTTCCGAGACGCGGGCGGAGTCCTCAGTCTTTTTGTTGTTCGGGGCCGCAGCCATCAGGACACCAAAAGAGAAGCGGACGGGGCCGCAGGTCCGGAGTTATCGGCGGTCACGTTGATCCCGGTCAGCATGTCGTAATTGACCGCCGATGCCGTGGCGAAAATCTTGAATGTGTAGTCGCTGGCCGACGACAGGCCAGCGAAATCGAAGTCCAGGTAAACATCCCCGCCCGTGTAGGTGACGGTGACGTTGGCTGGAGTCGTCGGCCCGGCTGTCCTGCTCGCGGTGAACGATATCGGCTGCACGCCCGACACAGACGGCGTGTACCGGGTACGTAGTCGCACGTCCCCACCTGCGCGTAACTGCGTCTCCAACAGAACCAGCGCACCCGCCACACCCGTTACGTCGTCGCCGCCACCGTCTAACGTCAATAGTCGCGTGCCCTGCGATACTTCGCACTCGACATCATCGAGACAGGGACGGAGTTGCAGACGCAGCGACAGCCCCGCGTAGGCCGACACGTCGAACGTGAACGACCCTGTCGGGGCGGCCTGAAAAGCCACGCGGTTGGTCTTGCTGGTGCGCACCGTCCCCAAGGATGGCGAGTGTTCCATCCGATGGTTTCGATAGCGAATCGCGGACGCACCCGGATCAGTTGCGCCCGACGCGAGATAGAGTGAGACGCCCTCGGTCTCAAAAGGCCGATGGCCGAACATCCGCCGCTTCGTGAGAAGTCGCATATCGTTACCCGAAGACAGGGATGGGAGCGCGGAAGGATGTCGTCGTACCAGCACAGGTCACCGCGACCGTGTGCTGATAGACGCGGTCGGTCGTGTAGCCGGGGGACGATTGCGAGAACTGGAAATCGCCCGTGCTGCTGACCGTGGCAGCCGACGACGTGAACAGGTCCGACCCGGCCCCGTGCTCTCGGGCGGTGACCGTGCATGTCGCCGTTGAATCGAGCGTGTACACGTTCAGCGGCTTCCCGTTTCTGGTGATCGTCAGAATGCCCCGCAGTGTCGTTCCCGCCGTGCTCGTGAACGCGGTCGCCACTTCGACGCCCAGTTCATCTTCACCGATCTCCGCAGCTTGCACGCTGAACGATGTGCGATACAGCCACGCGGTGTCTGTCAACGGCGCGGGAGACCCGCCCAATCGCTCATAAAACGTGATGCCGTATCGCACGGTCTCCAACGTCTTGTTGAGCAGCGCCAGATTGACCGTGACAGCGTAGGTCGATTGGCCGGAACCGCCGCCCGAGGTCTGCTCGGTCATCGTGGCAAAAGGTGTCGTCGCCGACGCAATCGCCTTGAACGTGTTGTCCGAAAAATCGAACACGTCCCCGGCTGCGTTGTAAATCGCCGCGTAGCAGTTCTTCGACGCGGTGTAATCTTGTGCGAAAGTGTACGAAGCCATCGTGTTTCCTTAGCAGCGAACGGTGCCTGTGAGTTGCAATTTGTCGTAAGTTCCGGTTCCACTCCCGGTGTATTGCAATGCGGTAACGTAGTTGTAGCCGAGCGTTGTGTCTGTTCCCCGCCGTGCCGTCATCGATATCCCCCCGGACATCGCCGCCCCAATGCAGTACATGCCTGCACTGGGGGTCGGTGACGTGGTCGAGTTGAACGCTAGGGAAATCCTCGGGTCACCCGTGCCTGAGACACCACCGAACATGGAGAACGTTGGCGCATCTTCCAGCACGCCGATGATGTACCCGAGGCGATACGATGTGGACGCATTCCACTCACGCCAGGTGCCGGTTGAGTATGTGTGGCTCCCTCCACCCTCTTCGGAAAACAGTTCCAATGGAACGCGGTTGTAGTAGTTCCAGATGTGCCGCATCTTTCGCGTGCTCTCGGTCTGCGCGATACCAGGACTCCCGCCAACAACGCCGCAGTAGAACGTCCCGAGATACCTCCGAGTTGTTGCACCGCTGCGCACCAACACGCCATCCTGATAGGTCAACGCCGTGGCGCGAGACGAACCGCTCCACGAGGTCATTTCCAGCGTGAGCGTTCCCGCGTTGTCGTAAATGAACACGTCCGCGATGTTCCCCGTGCTGAGGGCGAACGTCATGGAACGCTCCGTGAACGTGTAAATCGACCACGCACTTCCGTTGTACAGGGCAATCCGATTACCAGCGTATGGCGTGTAATAAAGCGTCGTTGCCCCGGTCACATCACCAGTTGGGACAGGAACGCCAGTCGATGGGGTCAAACGACCTTCGCAGATGCCGTTGTTGACCGACGTCGACGAGGCAATGGTGATCGACCCGGCTCCGTTCGTGACGGTGATCCCGGTCCCGGCCGTAATCGCTGCCGCCGTGTAGGTCGTGCCGTTCCCGATTGGCAGAAAGCCGTTGCTCGGCGTTGTCGTGATTCCTGTTCCGCCACGCCCAACAGCGAGCGTTCCGCTTGTAATGTCTGCTGCGCTGTGAGTGTGGGACGGAAGATCACCGGACACCAGCGCCCGGAACGTCGGCGTAGCAGCCCCGCCGCTTGTCGGCCCGCTGAATACGGTGTTGGCCGTCTGCGTTGCCAGCGTGCCCACCAGCGTACCCGAGGTCGTCACCGGCGAACCGCTCACGTTGATAATCGACGGCAGAGACAGTCCCACGCTTGTCACAGTACCGCCCGACCCCGTAGCGCTGATCGTCGGATTGCCGCTAACGCCATCGCTGTTCGTAATCGACACGCCAGAACCGGCGGTAAGCGTTCGCACCGTGGCTGTACCGTCGCCAGTCCGGACGATCAAACCAATCCCGCTCAATCCCTCCAGCGCCGCGAGATCGTTGGCAAGGGCGAGTGTCGGATTCCCGGATACGCCGTTTCCGTCGGTCACAGTGATCCCCGCAGCAGGCCCGGTAATCGTTCGTGCTGCTGCCGTGCCGTCGCCAGTCCTTGCAACCATCCCGGTTGAGGAAAGCCCCTCATAGGCCGCGAGGTCATTGGCGAGCGCCAACGTTGGGTTCCCGCTGGCCCCGTCGCTGTTGGTCACGGTGATCCCGGCTGCGGGTGCAGCGATAGTCCGGATCGCCCAGGTATTCGTCCCCGTGCGTGCTGCCAGCCCCGTCCCCGTCAATGCCTCAATGGCTTGCAGGTCTGGAGCGTCAGGGATCGCCGAAAGCAAAGGCTTCGGGGTGAGAACTGGATCGTCAGCCATTATCGCTCCGCGTAGTCATAGGTGATAGTTGCCGTGCCACTCGCCGCGGTCGCGGTGAATCGCACGCCGTCAGTTGCCACCATGTCGGGCGGCATGGTGAGAAGATTGGCCGTCAGACTCGTGACACTGCCCCGGTTGCCAGAGTCTGGCTTGTCGTCGATGCCGTAGGCCGCGAAGTTGTAGGAACCGCTCGGCCCGATCGGATTACTCGTCAGCACGTAGGCGCGGTCCGTGTCGTACAGGGTCCGCACCTCATTCGAGTAATTGACCGCACCGCCCGGCGTGTCGCCCCACGCAATAGCCACGAGGCGTGAATCAGCAGGCCATCCCGTGGTTGTGACCGTGGCGATAGCCTTGTTGTACGGCCTCTCCGGCAATGTTGACCCGTAGTCCGTGCCGAACTGTGCCGGGTCAATCGCGACGATGGCGAGCACCTGCGGCCAAAGCGACCACGACAGCGGCGCGATGATTCGACGCTCGCTCGTCCCGGTCGTCGCCCCGATCAGGGACCGACCGGCATAAAGCTGATATGCGTACTGATCCCCGTAGGTCGATTCAAAGTCGACCCGAATCGACGATGCCGAGGCCCACGATGCCGATGTAATGCGGAATCCGCCGAGGTAAGGCGCTGACATGTCATGTCCTCAGTTGGCGGAAAGTGAGTTCAAGAACGGCCATCCAGCCGGAGTAGCCAGGCGCAGAACTGGCACCGGTCACCGGGATAGGCCCACGCATCCGACGCACGGAAATCAGCGTGCAATTGGCGAACGGCCGCGAGATAGGCCCGGTCTCGACCAGGCTTCCATTCGTGTTTACCAGTGCTTCCAGGTTGACAATCGCGTCGTTGCATGCTGACGATGTTGAATACGAATCGAACAGCGTGTGTTGCAGCGTGAAGTCTCTGGGCCCGGTTTTGCCCCTGACTTCGGTTGCCCCACGCAGACCCATCGTCATCACCTCACTGCGCAACGGTTCCGGCGCGGTGGTGAGGATGTCCCCGTGAATTCCCGGAATCGAAATGCCGCGAAAGGCGATGGCCATGATTGATTACGCGATGTTTTGGATCGCCCAGATTGTTCGTGCGATAACTGGAATGGTGATTGTTCTTGCGTTCGTTCGCGGATTGTTTCCAGGCAGCGCTGACGCTGTTAGCGGATACCTCTCATCGTGTGCGCCTTATTTCTTGATGTCTCACATCATCTGCCGCCTGTCCCTGCCGCAGCCGAAACCGGAATCCGGGGGACGTGCATCTTCTTTGGCTCGACTGTCAACGGCTTCTCAACTGCCGCCTTCATAGTTTTTGATGCGTCGAGCATCATTGCCGCCGCCTCTCGCAACGCCTTGCTGTGTGGCGTTTCAGCAGATGGCGCAACCATCGGAACGCCACCCGGCCCCATCGGGGCAAGAGTAGGTTGCTCCAGCGCTGCCGCTCGCTGTTCCATAAGCGCTGCGGCTGCCTGTCCTGGTGTCTGTCGCATCAACTCTGTGCGAACGTCGTAGGACATCCCGGCAATCCATTTCCGCAGCCGTCCACCGCCGGTCTCGTCGGTCATCTTGATAACGGCTTCACGCCCGACAGATGCTGACGCAGCGCCAAAGTTTGCGCCTGACAGTCGATCAACAGCCGCAGTGGCTTCCTGTGCCTTGCGTGCGTTCTGGATTGCTGGCAAAGCGTCAACCTGGCGAATTGTGTCGGTATACAACTGCTCCGCCGCTGCCCCGCCCACAATCGCTCTCTTCGCGCTGTCGTATGCCCGCCGCTCCGGCGTGCCAGCGTCCGCCGACAACAGCCCGCGAACAGCCGGAATCGCAGCCACCTCGAAAGACGATTCCTTGAGGAACTTCTGCGCCATGGCCTGATTGGACTGTAACGCCTGGATCCGCTCGTCGGTCGTCGCCAACTTCGGCAGGAACGTTTCCAACTGCTTGGCGAGGTTGAGAGACGAACTCTTCGACGTAGCCCCGGTCGTATCGACCATCGACCCGGAGAACATCGAGAACAGCGCCCCGGCTTCCTCTTTCGACCCGCCAAACTTCGTCAGCCCGGCAATTGCTGGCGTGGCGTTCTCTGCCATGAACCTCAGCGACGTAACGCGAGACGTGGCCCCGACGCTTTGCAGGTAACCGATATTCGATGCTGCCGACCCACCCAGTGACTTTTGCAAGTCCATCGTCGCCGCCGTTAGGGTCCGCAGCCCCTCGGCATCATCCGGCAGAATCTTCGCCGCCGTCTCAATGGCGGTCATCGTCGATTCAATCGAGCTATCGCCGCGTGCGGACAGCGCATCCCCGGCCACTCGCGTCAGTGTCGTTTCGTTGACACCGGCCCGCTTGCTCATGTCCGTAATCGTCTTGACGAGCTTGTCCGCGTTCCAGTTCGGATCAACACCCAGGTTCAGCACTGCCGACCGCTGTGCCTGCGATAGCGTCGTTTGCGTCTGTAGTGCTCGGTCCTGCCGCTGCTTGATCGCGTCGTATTCCTTCGAGATCAGCCCCAACGCACCCTGAACACTGACCAGCCCCGTCACCATCTGCGCTGCGCCAGACACGGCACCGGAAAACATGCTCTCTTGTTTCTTCTGCGCGTTCGCCAGCTTTTCTTCCATCTGCCCAATACGCCCGATGACCGCATTGATCGCGTTCTGCTGACGATCCCACGCCGCTTTCGCGCCGGAGTCATCGTTCGTCATCACGAAGGCGACTTCGTTGCTCATATCCAGCCCGCCAGATACAGGTCACCAATCGTCGGCTTAAACTTCGGCAACAGTCCCCGCGTCCACATGCGCACCCGCAGCAGCCGAGGGGTTACGACTCCCCCGACATGATCTCTTGCCTCAGTGCGAGAAGCCGCTTTCCATCGACCGTCGCCGCCATGGCACCGAGCCAGCAATCCGAATCAAGCAGCCCGAGCGAATAGACCATCTCCGGCATCAGCCTGTAGTTGACGCACAGCATCTCAGCGACATACCTGCGAGCGTCCTGGCCGAGCACTTCGCCCCGCATGGATCGACCGAGGCAATCAAGCGCCCATCCCGCCCGTTCTTCGATGTGCTGCCACTCGTCACGGGTTCGCTTGATCTCATTGCCGTCCGCGTCAATATCGAATACCGCCGGCAGCCCCATGACGTTCGGAAGCACCCATTCGTTTCCGTCACCGAGCTTGATCGGATGACCGTTGATACTGACGGGGCGAGCGAGCGAATCCGGAGTCGGTCGCCTGTCGTTCTGGAAGCCGAACCAGTATCCCCCCGGCATTTTCCGCCACGTCTGCCGCGATGGGTCGTAGACCAACGCGACGTTGCTGGCAGGGTTCCGGGCGTCGCCCCAGGCACAGAACAACCCCGGATGGTCTCCCGGTGTCACAGGCGAATCAAACCACAGCTCCCCCCCGGCGACACTACTGAGCCCCGCCGCCTGCAGGGCCGTCGCTCGGTTTGTCTGACTCGGGAGAAACAGGAGGTAGCTGTTCATGCGTAGTTTCCGGTGGTTTCGTTCGGCCGCCAAAGTCAGTTGGCACTGCCAGTTCGTCGAGTTCGTGCGGTTGTGGCTTTTTCTGATCGTCCGACATGCGGTCCCTTTACGAAATTGCGGTGCCCGTGCTGAAGCTCAGAGGGCCATGGATCTGCGCCCGGAAGATCGATGTCACGTCCCCCTGCCCGGTTACGCTGTGACTGACGAAGTTCCAGGAGCCAGCGGTAGACGAGAAAGAGACGTGCTGTGTGGTCGCGAACGCAACACGGCCGCCGCCGCCAGAGACTTTTTGCAGGTACACCACCACGCCAGATCCCGACAGCGCCGAGATGAAAGGATTGAGCGTGTTACCGATAGCGGGATTGATCACCTCAACTTCGATCGTCGGTTCACGTTTCTCGATGCTGCATTGAGTGTGAAACAAGGCGCCGTCAGAACGAGTGCCACCAGACACCATGTTTCCGCAGTTGATGGTCACCCTCTGGACGCCCACGACCTGCGACCCGTTCGCGTAGACTGGCCCCAGCGCCAGCCGCGAGTTGATCGCAGGCGAACCTGCCAGACTCTGGCTGGTGTTCTGCACAACCGGTGAGGTGTATCCGGGATTTGCGCCGCCACTGAGCGGGAACAACTCCAGCGTGCCTTCGGCACCGTCAGGAGCGTCCTGCGTCGCTGTGATCGACGTCCAGTACAGGAATCCGTCAGTTCCGTTCAACGTTGTGTGCGAGCCCGTACCGGCAAACCTGCCGCCGTTGAGTCGCTTCTGGAACTGGACTTCCCATGCCCCCGCGGCAACGGACTGTCCAGTCGCGGCGCTGCATGTCGCCAGAATGGTCTGAATGTCTCCCGTCGTGAACGTGATTTTCGGATCCGCGAAGTTCATAGCCGACAGTGCGATGTCGGTCGACCCGCCAGCGATAGCAAGCATGTTCGAGACAGCGCTGTTGTAGCTGACAGACCGGACGTCATTGATCGTGGTCGTATCGAAGGACGACGGGTAGCTACCGTGGCGAAGTGGCGTTGTCATCAGTTACCCCCTGGCTCGTTTGCGAACTCGGCCACCGGCCGCGATTTGTCTGTTTACGTTCCGCGCGTACTGCGTCTGGATCACGCTCACCAGAGCCTCCTGTTCCCCTTCGGTGATCGCTTCGAGTTCGGCCACACGTCGCATCATCTGGACCTGTGATTGGATTTGCCGAAACGACATTCCCCGCCGAACATAGAACCGACCGGACCCGCCTGAGAGGCTGAATCGCATAGAGAGACGCGCACCCTTTGGTGTCGCTCGAATGGTTCGCGAAGCAAGGATTTCTCGTCTCGTGTTGCCCGTGAAGACGTTGGGCAATTGGTGGCTCTTTTCCCGTTGCTTCCTCTTTCGATATCGGGCTGACCGTTGGTCGTATCGGTACTTGCCATAACCAACCATTTTGAAGTGGTCGGGCATGTGCTTTTTGTGCTGGAATGCTGCGGCCGCTTCGTGCGCCGCCCGCAACGCGCGGTTGTGCTCGCGAACAAAGATTCGCGGATCGGGCGCGACGATGGTGCATTTGATCTTCATCAGACCCACCGACACAAAATCGACCAACTACAATACGGTTCTGCCGGGTCGCCATTCTGTTTGGGAACGATTTCCGGCCGACCCAGCTTCGACATACCAGCGAGGTTCCAGTAGTTCTCGCTGCCATTTGCCTTGTTGCTGTTTTCCACCATCTCGTCGTAGATCGTGTCGCAGTCCTGGGCGAACGCGAGCCACAACTGTTTGTCGTCTGTTGCCGAGGAGTAGTAGGAAGCGGGCACTTCCACTGTCATCACGAGCGATCCCGACGCGGATCGCCGAACTTCTTCCTCAAACTCCGTCCCCTCGCCGTCGTCGATGATGCCCCAGGGGCGATCATCGAGCGGGGCTTCGGCAGTGCCGAGCAACGGATACGGAAAGTGAATGTAGTCAAGGGCCGCTGACTCGCTCGCAGCCCCAACAATCGTGCGGAACTTCGCGGACGAAGCCAGCAGACCGGCAAGGCCTTGATGCGAGTTGACGATCCAGCCCATCACTACCTCGCGGTTCGACGCTGCTTCATCTGGTCCGTTCTACGGACGGTGACGACACGGATTCCGTCGCGACCAGGTGGACAACCGATCGTTTCCCACCGCTCCCCATCAATGACCCACTGGTCGTCGTAGGTCACCGCCTGGGACTCGGCGACTTCCAAACGCATAGTCCGTTGAACCATGACGCCTGACGCGGTCTCCATCTCAAGGCCGCCATCGCCCATGTCGTCGATGATCGCGACAACGGACACTCCGGAACCTTCACCGCCAGGCAGGCGACTCACCGTTCTGGCGAAATCATTTGTGTTCAGAAATACCGCTGTCGCGTCAGAAACAAGGTCATCCGCCAGTGTTCTGGGCATCATCCACCTTCGACGGAGCTGGCGCCGGGGCCTTCTTCGACGGAGTCGGCGCCGGTGGCAGCGGTGGGGCGACTTCAGCCGGTTCAACATCACCGTCGATAATGCGAATCTTTCCGTTGGCCTCGATCTCGACTGGCAAAAGCGATACGCCGAGGTCCGCCCCGATCGCTTCAATCTCCTTTTTGGTCAGCTCGACCGGTTCACCCGGAGTGAACACGATCTGCTTGGATTCACCTTTCCCGGTCTGAATGGTCCGGCGAAAATTTCCGGGCCAAGTCCTGCGCAGCATGACGAACGGCATCGAACAAGCTCCTCGTGTATGGAATCCGCGGCCCCGCCTTTCGACAGGGCCGCGGTATCAAACCAACTGCGAATAACCGTTAGTTGAAGGTCGTCTGGACAGCGTTCCACCACGCGCCGTAGCCGACGGCGTAGCGGGCGTCGCACATGAACGTGATTTGCTTCTCCTGACGGTCGTCCATCCCCTTCCACTGCGAAGCGAGCGCACGGCGCGGCTGGAAGATGAAAGGCTTGATCGACGCGCCGGTGTAGAACGTGTAGAACTTCACGCCAGAGGTCAGATAGGGCGAGCAGATGATGTTCGGCATGTCGACAATGACGTTCGATGTGCTGCTGATGATCGTCGCCCCAAAAGCCTGGTAGGCCACGCCTCGCAGAGCGGTTGGAACCACGATGGTCAGGTCGGACAAGCGTCCGACGGTCGGAGGATAGAACGGCTGTCCGCGGTCATCCTTAAACCCGAGCATGGCGACGACGGACGCATCAAACGCCGCCTTGAACTCCAGCGCTGTCACCGCCGTATGACTGGCCGCGTCGTAGGTCAGTGCATTGGACTGCGTCCCCGAGTCGCCCCAGGAGTGGTCCGTATCGAAGAAATACTGACCGTCAAAGCACGCCGTGGACGCGCCGGCAACCATGACACTCAGCATGAGTTCGTCGGGGTGCTGAGCCGCACGAAGACCGAGGTCGCTGAACTGGTGCTCGTAGAGCCCCAGTCGGTCATCCTCGAAATCCGTCTTTTCGATCTCGATCGTCGACTCGAACAGCTTGTTGGTCAGCGTGTACTTGCTGGCGCGCAACGTCTTCGACTGACGACCGGCAACCCATTCCCGCATTTGCGGGACGGCCCCCAGCATCCCGTATTCCTCATCCTTCCCGTTGCTCGGCATGATCATGCAAAGCGAGGGGTAGGCGATCGGAGCCGAGTTGAACGACTGAATCAGCCGCTTGGTGAGGCTGCGAGTCGTCACGATCGCAGCAGCAGAATCAACCGCCATCTTTATCTCCCTGTGAAGGTGTGTCCTGTGCGCGATGCGCGATGGGTGTCAGACTAAGTCAGGATTAAATGTGCCGAAGGTTGACGAGGATCTTTGTCGCGCTCACGTAGCCGACGCACGTCCCAACCAGCGAGTTATTGGTGCTGGTCGTCGTCAGCGTGTAGTTGTCCGTCGCGTACACCGACTCGCCAACGGTCGTTTGCGCGAAGCTGGATCCTTCCAGCTCGAAGATTCCTTCCGAATGCGCCTCCACGCTGATATCCCCAGCGGACCCGGCGGAGTTATCGGCGTTCGCAATCGCAATCCCGACGAACACGTTCGCGCCCGCCGCGATAACGTTCGTCGCATAGCCCGCCGTCGTGACGAACACGAGCGAACCTTCCGGGATAGAGACCGACGCGGCGACGGGGACGCTGACCCGGTCGTCGCACTGCTTACGAATGACCTGCGCGGTCGTCACTGCCATTTCTCTGTCCTTTCAATTGAATTTGGACGCCCGACAGGGTCGCCTCTGGAACAAACCGGGGCGATTACTTCGTGCGAAACGCAAGGCCGTTTGCCTCGAACGCGATGGCCGCCCTGTAGTCGTCGAACGACATGCCCGCCTTCGCATACGCCGGGTTCGCATCGAACTCCTTGCGAGCATCCGCGTCTGGGTCGGGCTTCTGATTCTGCTGGCCGTTGTCGCCGACCGGCTTGTTCGTGGTCGCCATGGCCTTGATGACCGCCGCCTGGGCTTCCTCGATCGTGGCCGCGCCGTCAATCAGGCCCTGCGCTAACTCGGGCGCCTTTGCCAGCAGGCACGTTGCTGTGATCTTCGACACTCGCTCCCGTTCGGCCGCCGCCGCGGTTTTCGCTGCCTCGGCCTTGACAGCCTCCACATCGACTTTGCTTTCCGCTTCATCGACTTTGCTTTCCGCTTCACTGGCCACGGGGGCCTCCTTTCTTTCATCGTCGACCCAAGAGGCCATGACGGTTTTTGCCCATTCCGGGGCGTTGTCGAACTTCCGAGACGCCACCGCGGCGACTCGCGTCTTGTTGGGCGTGACCGAGTCAACCAGACCGAACGCCTGTGCTTCCTCGGCCGTGAACCATGTTTCCGCGTCCAGCTTGGCCTTGACCGCCGCGACGTCCTGCCCGGTTCTTGCGACATAGACGTCGGCCATTTGGCCGTCGACCTTCTCCAGCGTCGCAGCCGCTTCCATCAGGTCCGCCGCGTTACCCATGGCAAACGTCCACCCGTTGTGGATCATCACCAGCGAGTTCTGAGACGCGGTGATCTGGTCGCCGCACATGGCGACGATCGACGCGGCAGACGCTGCCAGACCGTCGATCACCACTTCCACACGAGCCTTCGACTCCTTCAGGCGGTTGTAAATCGCCATCGCTGTAAAGGCGTCGCCGCCGGGGGAGTTGATTCGCAATCGAATCAGCGACGGACTTCCAATCTTTGCCAGCTCGTCAGTGATCGTCTTGGAGTTGACGCCGTACTCCGACATTCCCGTAATCCAGTCGGTCACGATCTCGCCGTACAGCTCGATGTCTGCGGTCTTGCCGTCGGCCGAGGCCTGAACGGTAAACCGGCCGGGTGTCTTGCAGCTCACGCTGTCACCTCCTCTGGTTGCGACTGATCTGCGGGGACCGGCGCAGATTGCGGCGCCGCCACTTCATCTGGGGGTGTGATTCCCCGCTCCGCTTCGGTCTTTTTCTCGCGTTGACGAGTGGTGGCGACCTGGTCGAAGTCTCGATGCAGTTCCGCACAGGCTTCGGTTTTCGTCATCAGGTTTTCGCGGACGAGCGTGACTGTCGTGTCGACCTCATCCTTCGGATTGACCGAATACTGCCACGCTGGGGGCGTAGCCGCGTGCTCCTCGAAGTCTTCGACGTAGGCAGCGTAGACCCGTGCATCGATCGGAATGTCTCCGACGATGACCATCTCTCGAAACGCGCGACGCCAAATCGGGTCAATCCATTGTTCGGCAATGAGTTTCTGCCCGACACGAGTGGATATCTTTGCGCCGTGCAGAATCAACCGCCCGCCCGCAAAGCTCGTCCCCTGCCAGTTTTTAACCAGGAACTCATAGGCAAAGTTCATCGCCCCCGCGATCCGGCGGTACGTCTGTTCCAGAGCCTGCCCGAATGACGACGAGGGAGTCGGGTTTCCGAAGCTGACTTCCTGATCCGCCCCGAGATATTGGATCGTACCGGGCCGCATATCCTGCAGGGGGACGCCGTTGTCAACCGCGGCTCTGGCCCCCTGGGCGGCTCCGTAGGGGGAGCCCCCGGAGCCGGTTTTCACGAAGGCCGCGTAGCACGCCTCGACCTGCTGCCGGATGATGGCCGCCTCGCGCAGGTCTTTCGCGTCCTTGATCTCCCCCAGCGCCCGAACCATCCACGGGAGACCGCGAGTCTGCTCGGCAAACCACGGCTCGAAAACGTGCAGAACGCGATCCGCGGGGACCCGGTCGTACTCAACGCTTATATCTTTTTGGTCGTAGGGGGATGTCTTGCGGATGTGGTACGCGACGATCTGACCGGACTTGTCGTGCTCCACTCCAAGTCGGCAAAGCGGGTCATTGATCCGCCCAGGGGGAGTTTCCAAACGGTCGACGTCAATGACTTCCAACACGAGCGGGATGTTCTTGTCCGCGCGACCGATATCCGACAGGATCGTCAGCGACTCCCCATCAACTTTGAGTTGCCGCAGGACGAGTCGTGACAGCATCCAAAACGAAAACTGTCCAGACCGATCAGCTTTCCGCGACCATCGCCTAAAGCCCTTTTCCGCAGCCTTCTGGATTTCACGGGCCTGATCCTCGGTAATGACTCCGGGGATTTCTGGGACGAGCGACTGGAGCGAGAATCCGGTTCCAACGATCTGGTCAACGCAGACGTCAACGGCCCCGCCAACGCAGTCGTTCCGGTAGATTTCCCGAGAACGAACGCGGGTCGTTTCGAGATCCTCTTCCAGGCTGGAGTTGGTCGAGATGCGGACGTCTTTGTATCGGTTACCGCGAATGCGGTCGGTCTCTGCCGCCTCGAATGCAGATGCCCGAATGCCGTAAACGGACAGCGCCTGCCGCGTCGCGATCCGGCGACCACCCCATGACGGGGAAATCGCCAGCGCGATCTGATCGACCGTACGACCGAACTTTTCGGCGATGTTGATCAGGCGACTCATCGGCGGTTGAGCCTCGCGAAATTTGCGGCAATCCCAGACGCCTGGTTCACACGACCTTCAAGCCATGTGATTTGCTCCCGAACCTCTTTTAGGTTGGCCTGCGTCAACCGCCGTCCAGCAATCATGTAGTCCTGCCCTGCGACGGAAATCTTCGCGAGGGCCTGCCGGTACAAGTCCAGCAGCTCCTGATCGGTGTACGTGAACTCGGCTTCGTATTTGGCCATGCGGGAAGGGTGACGCCGAGCCGGGAAACGGCGACCCGCCTTTACCAGATGTCAGGTAGTTACTGCCGGATCGTCTTTCGCGTCTGCGGATTCCCCCCGCCGCAATGGGCGTTTACGCACTTCCGGTACTGTGTCTGCCCCACCGTGCAATAGACCAGCATCACAGATCCGCAAATCGGGCAGGTCGGAACCGGCGCGCGGTGCGTTCGAGTCGGCTGCCGGGACAGGTTGAGACGTTGCAGGTTCATGTCCGCCTCCGGATCCAGCCGGCAGACGGCTGCCGCACGAACGGCTGATCTTCGACTGGCGGGGCCTGTTTCGAGTGGCTGTTTGGCGTTGCCACGGCCCGGGCTGGCAGGAGCCCCTTTCTCAACTCCTTTTCCATTTGCAGCAGGCACAGGGCGTACCTGGTCGCGTCCCGCCAGTCATTGGGGCGATTCTCGTCTTTCTTGACCCAGAGCAACTTGGCGTTCCCGCGGGCGTCGATCTTGTCCGAAAGCACTCCGTTCGTCAGTTCATCGAGAAACTGTTCGTCCCGACTGGCCGTCTTGTTGGCCGCCAGACATCCCGGCTCACCTGCCGTCCGGTTATCAAGACGGTATTGCAGGTCCGTCTCCCAATAGTCCGTATTGACGTGGATCAGCAGTTGATGCGATGCGCCTGACCTGGTCGTCCCATCCAGAGTCGCGACCTTGTACGGCAGTGAACCGAGGTCGGTATTGCTGCCCTTGAGAGCGTATGCGTGTCGATGGCTGTTGCAAAAATCGTATGTGGTTTTCGTGTCCCACCCGGAGTCAATCCCGGTCACGACGGGCGTCAGTGTCGGTCCCCCGTCTTCATGCGGGTAATCCGCCTTTGTGACCTGGGACCAGACATCTTCGAGGTTCAGCTTGATCCCGTGTTCGACGATCGCCGCTCGGTCGTCATCACCACCAGCGACAACTACATATTTGACGTAGCCGCCGTCCGCCCCCTGCCGGTCAACGGCCACGACGAGGATTTTTCCCCACGCTGGCACAGTCCCAACCGGTAACTGTGTCGCGATTCGCTCTGCGATTTCCTCGACTGTTGACTTCGACCGTACCGCCGCCCACGTTTGGCCGAGCCACTGATTGACGAAGTTTTGCAGGTCGCGCGGCTTGTCCTTTGACGCAATAAACTCGGCCGCGACATCCCCCCAGCCGAGGGATAGAGCGTACAGGCTTGAAAGCTGAAAGCTCGCGTCAGGACCATCCCGGAATGGTGTTCCCCGGATCCAGGATGCGTGTCTCCATCCAGCCCAGAGTCTTTCGACCCGCTCGTCGTCCGGCGCCAACTCGGCTTCAGCCACGCGCAAGGCCTGGTCGTCCACTACTTCAGCCCCAGCCGGGCACCAGACACCGCGGCGAATCATCCACGGGCGATGAAAATCGAAGATTGCAGACCCGCAGCACCGGCAGACGTACCTCGCCGTCTTTCTCGCGTGTGTCGGGCTCGACTTCCCTTTCTCGTCCCGCTCCCAACGTAGACCGTGCTCCTGGTCCTCTCTGCCGATCTCCAGCATTTGGAATCGACGACAGTGCGGACACGGAACCTCAAACCGACAGTCCGACCCTGCCAGTCGCAGCTTCTCGATACGGGACGTCCCGGCAATTGCAGGCGTGCTTTCAAACAGCACCTTTCGGACGGACTGGTAGTTCTTGAACCGATCGGTGAACAGCTTTTGCGGATCCCCTTCGGTTGATGTGCTTTCGTACTCCCACTTATCCAGCTCGTTCGCGTGACCAACCTTGATGTCTTTGTCCGCCAGCGTACTGGCCGAACGCGACCACGCGCCCCACATCTCGCATTCCGCAAATTCGATGTGGTCTTGCTTCTGGTCGCGTTCCGAAGAATGCAGCATTATGTTCCGCAGCGACGCCCGCTTGCGGATCATCTTGTACGTTCGCTTGAGCACCTGCTTCGTCAACTGCTCAGACGCGGATGCGAACATCATCGGCGCGGGGTCAACGGCCGCTTGCCGGAGAGTGATAACCTGTCCTGCGAAAGTCTTTCCAACTCGACTCGCGAACTGGAGCGTGATGGTTCGGATTCGCGGGTCGTCGTTTGAATCAAGCGGTCCACCCGGGGCGCCGAGATGCGGATACGCTGCATGGTCATACGGTCGGCCATGCTCATTGACGATGTTCTCGCGGGCCCAAGTCAGCGTGCGAGTTGCCGGAGACGGCCGGAAGGAACCAAAGCAATCCCAGAGATCGGAAGCGTCTTCGACGTCCGCGATCACTGAGCAACCGAGCATTGTTGCAACTCCATCAACACGAGGCGAATCTTGTTTTTTGTGTCAGCGATAAATTGTGCCTGAAGGTCGGGCGGCGCTGCTGTTCCGATCTCTTCCGGAATCGCCTCCAGCCTGGCGCGAATCGTGGCGCACACCTTCGCGAACTCCGCTTTGATCGCCCTTCGGCTGACCAACTCCCCCTGGGCTTGCAGCCGCTTGAGTCGCTTCATTGCGACTTCCTCGGCCAGTTTCTCTCGCACGAGATCCGAGGTTGTCTTGTCCTCACCGATATCGTCTGCCGCGGACTTCTTTCCGGGCTGCTTTCCACGCCTGTGACCGCCGTGCAGGTTTCCTTCGCACCACGCCTTAAACTCTGCGGCGCTTGTGCATGGGGCCCCACGCTTCACCAGCGCGGACACACGCTGAGGCGAGACCCCAACGGCATCCCCGAGCGCCTTGAACGTGACTTTCTGGCGAGCCACAAAGTTCCATGCCAAACGAGAGGAAAATCAGGCGGGCCAACCCTGTTTTTTCGGTTTTTCGTACAACAAATCTGCCATGTAAACAC